ACCCACGCACCTACTGCCATCCACTCTGCATCCTTGACTGTAATAGTTACTGATGGTTTATGTTCACACCAGTGTAGTGCATAGTTCTTCCACAACTCTAGCTGCTCTAGTGCAGTCATATCATTACGAGTAACAGCACCAGATGGTGACTTAGTAGGGAAGCTAAACACTGTAGTAGAGTCTGGCTTCATCACACATGGTTCAGCAGGGATACCACTGTCCTTCATAAACTGTGTCAGTGGGTCTTTGTTATCCCCACGTACAGTACGAATGTAGTACTCGCTGTGCCTTGCGTGAATACCAGAGGCTGTATCTGTTAACTGTGACACAGTACCAGAAGGTTTGACACAAGTAATGGCAGCAGAAGCTGGTACGCCTAGCTTGTCAGCATAGATACGGTTGACATCAATGGCCTGAGCTTTCAACGCTTCTAACCACTTTTTACTGTCAGCAGTCTTAGATAGTAAGTAGTTATCCATGATGCCTGTTAGTGACACACCAAGTAGACGTTCTTCTTCTGTATTCTTTTGCCATATCTTACGTAAGTAAGGCATATTAGTAAAGGTAGACTGTGCTGTACCAAGGATAGTAGCTAGTCGTACCTTACGGCGTAGGTTTTCTAAGTCATCACCCTGCCTAACAACCACCTCTGTTAGATTACAGAACTGGTATGGGCGTAAGATAATCTCAGAACAAGGGTTGGTTCCCCACTCATGTCCTGTCTCTCTGCGTCCGTTCATCTTAACATGGTTGTCTGCTGCTGTACGAGAGAAGATACCACGTTCACCTGACTTAGATTCATATAAGGATGTCCATTCTCGCATGAATGTACCCATCTCAGGCTTACCTTTAAATGCTACAGAGTTATTAGCTAATGCTCTCTGTCCTTCATTCTCCCACCATTGACCTGACTTAGCATGTCTCATTTGGTCATCACCTAAGTTGGATAATGATATAAGTGCAGACCTACGTACTCCACCTACAACTACAACTTCACCTATCTTGCACATTAAATCGTGGCACTCAATAGGAAATAGTCTTCTGCCTTTAGCACCCTTGAACTTTTGTATACAGAATTGAAATAATTCAACTAATGGTGCAGGTCCTGATGCTCTACCACCAAATGTTTTTAGTCTTGCACCTGCTGGTCTGACCTGTGATACATCCCAAGTAGGCACTTGCCCTACATATAACATAGCAATAAGTTCTCTCAATGCCTTTGCCCATCCGGGTCTGCTGTCACCAACAGTGATGATAGTAGTGCTGTCCTCAAAGTGCTCATTGACTACAGGTAGCTTGTCCACATTCTCTCTTTCAACAGAGAAACCTACACCTGTGCCACACATAAGTATGTACATACATTCATCGAATGAACGTGGACTATCTACAGGTATGTAGCTACAATTATAACCACCCACATGGCAACGGTCTAAGGCAGGTCCTGCTGTCATTAAGGCTCTCATGCTAGGCATTACACCTAA